CTATTCATTGTTACTCGTTTTTGCCTTCCTTAGATGGTAGAATAAATACACCTCCGCTTGAGGAGCCTACATCTATCTTGTCTACCTTACCAAGTCCTGCACGATCAAGCAAGTCTTTTGCTGCTGTCATCTTATCTCGTATTCCTAATTCTGTAGGATCGTACAAAGCTTGAGTCATAGCCATAGCAGCTTTAGGTGCAGTACGAGCAAACCATGTACGTGTTTTATCAGCTATCTCATCTTTAATAGATTCAACTATTACTGAAGTGCTTGAACCCTCACTGTATCCTGCAAGTTTTTTGGCAGTAACAACATCACCACCTGCCTCATCGAAGAGGACATCCAAGAACTTAATTTGTTTTTCTGTTAGTTGTCTAGCCATATTTCACCATGTAAGTTATAAAAGAAAAAATACCGATTGCAACTAATAAAATAAAACCTGTAAGACTCCAAGTTACTATAGCTTCTTGTATCTCTGCTTTACGATATTCTTGATCTTTTTTCTGTTTACGTATTCTTCCTTCAGTTGCTACAAGTTCATCCCATGCAGATGGACCCATACTAAATGAGATCCAATCTTTTAGCTCTTGTCTCATTGTTTCGGCTTTCTTCTTAGCCGTAAATATTTCTAGTGCCTCAGCTTCAACAGAACCCCCATTCAGTGCTTTCCACCAAGGAGGGTTCTTGTTTTTTTGTTCTAGGTAAGCTAGGTCACTCATACTACTAGCCCATTGGGTAAGTTGTCCTGACATATCTTGAAGATCTTTTCCGAATTGGAAACCTTTCTTCAAGGCATTGAACGCTACGGTAGCTCCACCGATAATTGTTACTGGGTCCACGAGCCTCCTCCAAAAGTACTCCTAGAATCATTAAAGAAGTTATTGTGCTTTTCAAAGAGCCTTACCTGAAAGTATAGCTCTCTCTATATCACATCTACCTATCCCTAAGTCTCGTAGTTCTCTGTCAGTCATTCTGTAAAGTTGCATACGTGCAATCTTACGCCTAGCTGACTCTGATCTTGCTTCTACTATTCTATTAAATAATCGTTTAAACATTTTATGCTCCTATGTTAGCCCAACCTTTTTGGGCATACATAGTTATACATAAATAATGTTAAGTTAGTAGCGACAATACGGAATATCCGTTATGCCTTTTTTGTACCTTTAACTTTCTTGACCATCTTAGTAGTCCAAGCTTCGTTCTCTGGTGTAGCAGGATCATCTTTGATGTAGTGGCCTTTATCGTTACGAGCACGTACCTCTACTTCTTCCATCTCTTCATCTTGTACTACAGGCTCTGCTTTCTTTGTAGCTTTCTTCTTAGCTGCAGGTTTAGCTTCTTGCTGTCTGCACAACTCTGTTACGTTGGGATCTTTGCATTGCACGTTGCCATAAGCATCTTCTGCTGCTGCTTGGTTTCCCATAGAGTCACGGACACATCCATCAGCTTCGACAGTGTATCCGTTAGCTTCTAATACATCTCTGTACTGTTCATAAAATTTTGCCATTACTTACTCTTTTTAATTGGACGTGCTGCTGGTGCTAGAAAGCCACCTCTTGAATAACCTTTTTTCTTCATACCGCCTTTAGCCATACCTTTTTTCTTTTTGGTCATGCCACCGCCATACATTTTACCTTTGCCATCAGCAGCATAGAAAGGAACCATATTTCCATCCTTACCCTTGACCATCTTCAAGCCACCTGCTGCCATGCCTTTTTTCTTCATTTTCATGCCGCCAACAGCCATTCCTTTTTTCTTCTTCATCATGATGATTCCTCACTATATAGATTGTTAAACACTCGTTGCGTATCCCATACATAGTCTACGTCTTCTTTTGAATTATATATGTTTTGGTTTGGTCTAAAGTCTGGTGCACCTTGACCTGTCTCAAACCAAGCTGGGTGAGTTACCCTCACTCTATTATTGGGCAACGCAACCATGTTACCTGTGTATTTACCTGCATCTAGCAACTCCAAGACATGAGATTGTTTATGTTGTGCAGGATCGTCAGCTACTTCGTTGTCTGTGTAGTCTACCGTGAAGTAATACTTGGCAGGGTAGAACTCACCATCTACTTTGGCTATCCAAGGAGCAGGACTTGCTCTCTCTAATTTATATACGGAATGTGTATGAGACATACAATCCCAAGGCTGTGCCATGTAGGGCGGTAACTCTTGAGGCCATTCTTCGTATGGCGTATCAGCTACAAGTGCAGTCAAGGGCATCCTAGCCCACATTGCACCACCGTGTACATTCTCTGTGTCATCAAAGTCTGACTCACAGCCAGTAAATATAACTTGAAAGCTTAACGTTCTGTTTGGCATGGTGGTTACACCTATGACCATACAATGTAAAAACTCTCCGTGGTATTCTTCTAGGTTCTTCGTGTATTCTCTACGTACCCAAGCTTTGAAGTACGGTATGCTGCTAGTAAGAAATGGCATTACTTCCCTTTCGGTTTTTTACCTTTCTTCTTCATACTAACAGCAATTGCAGCCTGTTGTCTAGAACTTTTAGTTATCCCACCTTTGTTAGCCCTAAATTGTTTGGTTTTTTCTGCAACTTTCTTAGGTTGAGATACATGCTGCTTACCTGACGCCTTGCCTTTTCGTTTAGCTCTGGTTGTAGCTGCATACTCACTGCTGCTAAGAGACTTAATAGCCTTAGCAGGGAGGTAACGTTCACCAGTAGCATTAGCACCTTGTGTGGAAGGTTTACCACTCTTGGTCCTCCACTTTTGGTCACCCCACTTCTTTAATGACTTTTGAGGTGCTTTCATTTCTTAACAGCAATCACAATCTGGGTGGCACTTACGATTTATAATCGCACACCACAATCTTTTTATGTACCTTCTCATTATTTGTATCCTCCACCTTTTGCTTTATATTGCTTGGCAACCATCTGCGCTTTACGTGCTGACCATTGTCCAGGGCTTCCACCCTTACCACCTGCTTTGACCTTTGCAACAAGGTTCTTCCGCATAGTCGGTTTGGTGTAGTTACCAGCAGCATTTACTGTACTCTTCTTTTTAGCTGGCATGTTTCATTTCTTTCTCTTTACGAATACGCTCCTTCTTGAGGAGGTATCTACGTTTCTTTAGTTTCTGTATAGGACTTTTACGTTTTTCAGATTTCTTCAAGAATCTGTCACCATGCTTTACAACTCCAATATCTAGCAGTGAACTTGTCTGTGGCTGTGTCACAATTGTGCCTAGCCCTGAAGCTCTTACGATTACTAGGCTGATCTTTCTTGATACTCATATTAGGATCACCGAAACGAACTACCTTTACCTGCTCACCCTTCTTAGCTAATACGGCTGATTTCTTAGCGGCTCCTGGGGTTCGCTTCGGTTTGTTGTACCCAGGGTAAGTCTCACCACGATACTTTAACTTACCACTGGGTAATCGTTCTACATCTTTAGTTGTAGCCATTAGTTTTACCTATTAGAATGTTATACGTGCACCCATAGTGATGTCACTAAACTCAAAGTCACGATCTGATGATACTTCGGAGTATAGCTTTACGTTTGTGTCAGGTAGGGTGTAGTCCACTACGTAATCCAATCCTGTGAATACTTCATCAGCTTGTAGGTCAAGCATGTCGATACTAGTCTCTACAGAAAAGTTAACACCACTGTAAGCTATACCTGCGCTGGGTGTTAGTTCCCAGTTCCACTCTTCAATGCCAGTAGTGTAGTTGATGTCATTCTCTGCACCGATTGACAGAGTTTGTCCTGCTACAGGAATGTCCATTGCTATTGCTGGTGCAGCTACCATGCTCCCAGACAGTCCTAATACTATTGCTAAGTTCTTCATTTTTGTATCTCTTTCTTTATATATTTAATTTCTGGGGTCCATCATGTCCATGTGGTCACGATTCATAAACTTCATAGTGTTCTCTAGTAGGGCTAGTCTTTGCTGTAAAGCAGTGATAGCTCCTATCGTTTTTGTTAAACTTTCTGTTTCTTCCCATAGCTCTTCTATCTCAGCGAATGCACCATCGATGTAATCCATGTTGTCTAGTACATCACGCTTAAGATTAACGTTATCCTCTACAGCC